TACTGCTGAAAGTAAAGGTGAATCAGAAAGTGAGTTCGGTTTATCTGAAATAGAAAAACAAGAAATAATGAATACCATACTTGAACACGATACAAAAGAATTAGAAAAAAATGCTGACAAAATCAGAAAAGATATAGAAGCAAAACAATAAAATGCCATACCGAGTTTTTAAAAACAAATCAAATACAAGAATTGGAGGCCCACTTATTAATAAAATTAAAGGTGAGGTTACATCTTTAATACGCGAAAATCAATATGATTTTTATGAATTAGAACCATTTGAAGTTCAAGAAGTTTTATTGGATAAAAAGTTATTTGAGGGTGAGGGAGCACTTGATACTAAATATTACGGAGCAGTTCGTGGTAGGTTTATCAATGATTCAAATCAAGCAGTTCTTGATAATGGTGGTAATGGTTTTGTTTTACCAATGGACTCACACATTAAAAACTATCCTGTTGTTGGAGAAGTTGTTGTGTGTGCAAATTTTTTAGGTAGAACATATTACACTAATATATTGAATTGGAGTAATAATCCAAATAACAATATTCAAGCTGGAATATCATCAAACCAAAAAGTTAATTTACCAGCACAACCACAGATTACAACAGACTTACAATATGGAAACCCGGTTGTATCAGAACCTGGTGATGTAGTGATTGAAGGTAGATTTAATAATCACATTACATTAGGAAAACAAAATGAAGTTGGTTCTTCAATTAAATTAGTTGCAGGAGATGACTCAAATGATATCAATAAATCTAAAGCCTCTATATTTATACAAGACGGAGGTACCGTTAAAATTGATAATCCAAATAAAGCTTTTCCATCAACTATTGTAACTGGTGCTAAAATTGTTTTAAATGCAGATGACATTGTAATAAATGCAAGAAATACATTAAAATTACAAAGTGGAGATTTAACAGAAGTTGTTGGTGGAAGCACAGAAATCAAACATAACGCGGGTGGACAAGTTGTAACTGGTGAAACAGAACAATTTGTAGAAGAATTAAAAACAAAAGCAGTTAAAGAAGTAACAGATGTTATTGATGCAGAAGTTCAAGTTTTAAAAGATACTGCAAATATAGCAATAGAAGAATATAATAAACAAGTTCAAAATATTAAAAACTTAACTGACTCGGTAAAAGATGCTAGAAAAAATGTAGAAAAAACAATTAACGCTGTTAGAAATACATCATTTACAATGAACGGACAAAAATTTACAAAACTTCAAGACAAGGTAAATAGATTACAAACAGAACTAGCTTCTACACCACCAACAGACCCGGTTAGAATAGCAAGATTAGGTCTTGAATTAACAAATGTATTTAGAAGTTTTATAACATTAGATTTTTTAAATAAAGATATCGTAACGATAGAACAGAAAAAGTAGGAGTAAAAATGAAATCGAATAAATTAGTATCATTAATAAAAGAAGTTGTCAAACAAGAGGTTAAAAAACAGATAACCGATATACTTATTAATGAAACAAATATTCCCAAAGCAAAACCAGTAATTAAGAAGAAAAAAGTTAAGGAACAACAATTTACAAGTGACCCAACACTTAACAAAATTCTAAACGAAACTGCACAACAAGAAGAATACCCAACATTAGGCGGGGGAACTTTTGACTCAAGTCGTATGACCGAAATGTTAGGATACGGCAGTGGTTTAGGGAATAAAGAAGTTAAACGAGAAGTAGCGGCCGCAAGCACTTTACAAAGTGCCGGTATGACACCAGACACAGCACCAGAGCACTTAACAAACGCACTGACAAGAGATTATTCTGGTTTAATGAAAGCTATAGATAAGAAAAAAGGTAAATAATGGCAAGTGCAAGAGAAAACGATTTAAACCCAGATATTTTCATAGGTTTAAAACTTCCTTTCAACAGAGATAAATCAGGTTTGTTTGGTAGAACACAAACAACATTAGAACAAGCCGGTTCTAATATAAAAAACCTTTTATTGACTGCTAAAGGTGAACGAGTTATGCAACCTGATTTTGGTTCTCGTTTAAGAGAATTATTATTTGAACAATATACAGAAGATTTATCATCAAGAATACAATCAGAGATACAAGAAGCAATATCTACTTGGTTACCTTACATTAATATTTCTAATGTAAATATAATTCAATCAGATGAAGACCCAAACACAACAAGTGTTGATATAGATTTTGCATTAAATTATGAACCAGATAGATTTAATTCTATTACTTTAAACTTTGACGGAGATTCAGAATCAACAAGCACTTCTGGTGGTGGAGGATATTAGGAGTAAACAATGGGATACGAATTAACAGGAAAAAACAAAAATAAAGAAGTAAGATATTTGAATAAAGATTTCTCTCAATTTAGAAATAATTTGATTGAGTTTTCAAAACAATATTTTCCAAACACATATCAAGATTTTAACGAATCATCACCTGGTATGATGTTTATTGAAATGGCATCTTATGTAGGAGATGTTATGTCTTACTATGTTGATTCACAATTTAAAGAATCTTTATTAGGATATTCAGAAGAATTAAGAACACTTTATGCAATGGCTCAATCATTTGGTTATAAACCAAGATTGTCTGCACCTTCTTCAACTAAATTAGAATTTTTCCAATTAGTTCCAAACACTGGTGAAGGTAATAATGCAGCACCAGATTTTAATTATGCATTAAACATTAAAGCCGGAACAAGAGTAGAAACTTCAGACGGAGTTGTGTTTAGAACGATTGAAGATTGTGATATGAGATATGAGTCAGCAAGGTCAAAAAGAGAAGCGGAAATATTTGAAAGAGATTCTGCAACAGACACACCAACTTATTGGTATATTAGAAAAGAAGTAAGAGCACAAAGTGGTAATATAGTTGATGAAGATTTTACTTTTGGTGGAGCTAAAAAATATGATAAAGTTCTATTATCAAATTCAAATGTAATAGACATTATTAGTTGCACAGATTCAGACGGAAATACTTGGTATGAAGTTGATTCATTAGCTCAAGATACGGTGTTTGATGAATACGAAAACAATTCAGACAATGACCCAGAATTATCACAATATTCATCAGAAGTTCCTTACATATTAAGATTAAAGAGAGTTTCAAAAAGATTTACAACATTTAAAAGACCTGATGGAAAAACAGAATTAAGATTTGGAGCTGGTATTTCAGATAATGCTGACGAGGAGATTATACCAAACCCAGATAATGTTGGTTCAAACTTACCTGGTTCACCTTCAAAATTATACGAAACATTTGACCCAAGTAATTTTTTAAAAACAAAAGCTTATGGACAAGCTCCTTCCAACACAACACTAACAATTAACTATCAGTATGGTGGTGGAGCACAAGACAATGTGGCGGCTGGTAGAATTAATAAAATTACCGGTATCACATTTGAAATAGACGAAACAAACTTAACACCATCAGTTGTTAACTTTGCTAAAACATCAGTAAGAGCTTCTAACATTGAAGCATCAAGTGGTGGTATGGGAGCAGAAAGTGTTGAAGAACTAAGAGAAAACATTAAAGCATATTTCCAAGCACAAAATCGTGCTGTAACAAAAGATGATTATATTGTTAGAACTTATGCATTACCTGACAAATACGGAAACATTGCAAAAGCGTATATTACACAAGACACAATAGTAGATGAAGAACAACAAACACAACCAAATCCATTAGCACTAAATCTATACATTTTAGGATTGAATACAAATAGACATCTTGTAAATGTAAATGATGCAGTAAAAGAAAATTTAAGAACTTATTTAACAAGATTTAGACCAGTAACTGATGCTGTAAATATTAAAAATGCTTATGTAATTAATATTGGTGTTAAGTGCAATATAAATACAAAAAATGGATATGACCAAGAATTAGTTATTACAAATGTTAACCAAAGAATAGCAGAATTTTTTGATATAGATAGATGGCAAATAAATCAACCAATTGTATTATCAGAATTACAAAGTGCTATAGTAAGTGATGTTGAAGGTGTTTCATCAGTTGTAGACATTACAATTACAAATGAAGATACTTATTCATCAACTGCTGGTTATAGTGGTAATAGATACAATATTGCATCAGCTACACGAAATGGTGTAGTGTATCCAGCAAAAGACCCAAGTATATTTGAGGTTAAATTACCTAATACAAACATAACAACAGCGGTTGACGGAGGAGAAGGATAATGCATTTATTTGAATTTGCAGAAAAAGACGCAACACTTTATGAAGGTAGTGCTACTCAAAGTAGAAATACCGGATTAGACGAAATATTAGAAGTTCGTAAAGATATGAATGCTGATGGTTCAGTTGTAAATGTATCTAGAGCACTTATAAAATTTAATCTAACCAACATATCAGAATCAATTGTAGCAGGAACTATTCCTGAAAACGCAAGATATTATTTAAATCTATATGATGCTAACTCAAAAGAATTAACAACAAGTCAATCATTATTTGCTTATCCAGTTAGTCAATCTTGGGTTCAAG